TTGACGACGCTTGCGATCAGTGCGAGACCTGCTGGTGACCACACAGGGGCGATCCCACTTCCCTCCAGGAAGATCCGTCCCTCGTCAAACCTGCGGTTGAAGAGACCTGGGAGTACCGTCATCTGGCCGCCGACCTTTGCCTTGCACCAGTCGAGGAGGCGCTCAGGGACCACGGCAAAATTACCTGCATTGGTCTCGCGGGCCACGCCGGAATTCGAGTACACACCCACTCCACAGTTGAAACCGAACGAGACGAGAACATCGAACATGTTTTGCGTTAGCTTGACCCTGATGTTTCTCTTGATCGAGTCCTCACACTTCTTCACCTCTTGACGAAGAAGTTCGTAAGCACGGTCACGCGTGATGGCGACTCCGTCTGGAAAGTTATCGGTGGGCTTGATGAGATAACCGATGCCGATCGTGCGGAGACCGGCGGCACACAGGTAGGGAGTGAGCACGCAGCCTTCCCATTTTTCGATCAACTGCAGGCCGTTCATTGAAGTCACGAGGTTGCTGTTTGGATTGTTGCTCATACTCACTAATTATCATTGACGATCTTTTTAGTTGTACATGAACTTCATGTGGAGTAAATTCACATTGTTGTTTGGAATTTGCCAATCAACTTTGTCTTTCAACCTGTCAACCAGTGTAAAGGTGAACTCAGAGTGGTTATACTGAGAGTACCAACATGGCTTCAGACAAAAAGATGTTAGCCGAAGCAGCTTCTACTGCGATCAGCGGTAGCAAAGATGTTCGCACCTTCCTGCTCGGGGCCGTGGGTCTCCGCGCCGATGGAGTCTTCGTTTCCTCGAGGAACATTCCGGCGCCCGAGGCCACCTTCGAGTGTAACCACCACGCCGAGACCCGACTCGCTCGGAAGTTGACCCCTGGTTCCACGGTGTGGGTGGCACGAGTGGCACGCAGGGATGGCTCATGGGCGATGGCGAAACCGTGCAGGAGATGTGAACGCAGGTTGCGGATCGCGGGTGTCTCTCGCATCGTGTACACCATCGGGCCCAACGAGTGGGGAGTGATCTCATGCGAATCTTGATCCTCGATGACGAGCAGGTGAGACACGATGCGTTCGCTGACTTCTACGGAGGACACGAGGTGGTCCACGTGGAGACTTACAATCAATTCGTTCGTGAACTCGAGAGTGGTTCTCCGTGGGACCTGATACACCTCGACCACGACCTGGGACCTGGTGATTCCTACCTGGACGGGTGGGGCGACATGCAGTTCTTCACGGGACAACACGCCGCGACCCGAGTGTGTGAGTTACACGATGAACGCCTTCCCAGTGAGGTGATCGTGCACAGCGTCAATCCGTTGGGAGCGAACAACATGATGTCCGACTTGAAGTCGAGAAAGGTGAGAGTGACATGGCGACCGTACACGCAGATGAACACGAAGAGGAAGTGAAAGTGAAATGTGAGGAGACAGATGATAGGATGAAGCGTGCACACATCTTTGCAGGTGTGCTCGGTGTAGCAGTGGTAGCAGTATTGGTTTACGCAGTAGTCAAGAACATCAACAACAGTAATAAGTAAGAGACCAAAAATGAAGAAGATCAACAACAAGAAGACTGTGACGAAGAACTACAACAGCGGTTACCTCGAGTTTCCTGAGGTCATTGACATGGACAGTCTCTGTTTCTTTGACGACGATGGACTGGAACGCCTCCACAATAACTTGCAGGCTGACAGAGAGCGCGCCGGTCGTCACACGGAAGACCTCACTCCCTGGGAGGTCGAAATCTGTTACGTTCAGAGAGAGCTGCGAATTAGAAATACTCGTCGGATTGCACACGAGAAGTACATCAGAAACAATCCAGATGCCGCTTACTACTACGACAACTCGTCTCATCAAGATGAGTACGATCAAGCATCTAACTGAAGTCACTAGTGAAACAAAAAGAAGTTAACTTAAGACCAAGGAAAAGGAAATGACCCTTTCCAAAAAAAGCTCTTCCGAAAGCGCCGGCGGAGTAATCAGTGCTTATCTGAACGATCTAAAAGCTTATCCACAGCTCAAGCATCCCGACGTAGTGACGCTCTTCCAGCAATACGAAGCTGGTGGTACTGCGGGTGAAAAGGCACGTAAGAAGCTCATTGAAAGCAACTTGCGTCTAGTCATCTCCATCGCAAAGAAGCAGAAGGGACACAACATCCCGTTGGAGGACCTCATCCAAGAAGGCAACCTTGGTCTCCTCAAAGCGATTGAGCGATTCGATTACAAGAAGGGTTTTCGATTCTCCACTTATGCCACGTGGTGGATCAAGCAGGCGATCAGCCAGCACGTCCTGAAGCGCAAGAGAATGATTCGTCTTCCTGCTCACGCTGCAGGTGTACAGAGGAAATTGATTCAGGCATCAGAAGAATTTAAAGAGATGACGGGAATGGATCCCTCTCAAGAAGATCTTCTCACCTTGGTCGATGCATCAGAGACTGTCGTGAAGGCTACCATGGCTAGCGGCAACAATGTCGTGTCACTCAGTCAAACGCTTTCTTCTGATCCCGACTCAGGAACTCTGGAGGATCGGCTCGAGGATACTGATCATCGAAACGACCCATTTCAAAGTGTTTCATCGAGAGAGCTGATGGACATAGTCAGGTGTGTCTTGTCAAACTTGTCAGAAAAAGAATCAGCGATCTTGAGGTTGAGGTTTGGACTTTTCGACGACATTGAGGTTGACAGGGATAAGTACACTCTCACTTCTGACGAATTGGAACAAATTAGGTCTGGGAATCCTCTGAGATGATAGAAGTACACCTTTGTTTAACAGTCGTGATGATGTTCACTACGGTGATCTGCACAAATCACCTGATCAAGAGGCTTGAAGCACTTGAAACAAAGATTATTACTTCACTTCATGAGCAGCGAGAGGACCGTCCTGAATTAGACCTGAACGATAGACTTGATGCACTGCAGAGAATGAGGTTCTCGCCGCTTCGTATCGTAAAGAGACGTGGAGATGAATTATGAAGAACGACAAGAAGAGACAATCCGTCTATGCAACTGTCACCGCAGAAGAAGGTGTAAACTACCGAGAAATTGCTGACATGATGACTGAGATAGGATTTAAGATGAATCACTCTTCGGCAAGAAACTATGTCCTAAGAGTGATGCGTAAGTTTGCCGAAGCCATTGTGGATTCTTGGCAGCTGGATTTGCCCGCACACAAACTTGAGAAGATTGTAAAATCTTCCCAATTTCAACAGGCAATCTGCAGCATGCTGCAAAACCTCGAGGCTGAAAGCCAGAAAAATTGATGTTAAAGAAAGGTTGTTTTTAATGAGACTTCAGCAGAAGAGCATCTCTAAACTTACTTTAGAGAGCCTGTTAAGGAAGAAGAGATCCAACTTGCAGAGCTTCTTGAAGGAGGCAGGAATTGCCACCTACGACAGGCTCGTCTCTCGTTGTGATTCTATCGGTGTTGTACCACCTACAGAAACGCAGTTTAGAGAAACTATGGGGAATCCCACGATCCACGAGTTCTCTTCTCCCACAGACGGAATTGTAGTGTTGAATCCTCCTCCTGACGATGCGACAGAAGAAAGATCACCTGAAGAGACAGTAGAGATTCTTCAAGACACACCGAAAAAGAAGAAGAAAAAGCAGAGTAACTCTCAAGATCCTTAACGATCTATAGAGTTTACAAATTTTTTCGTTGAGTATAGTTAGAGGACTCCTTGGAGACAAATGTGACCTCTTACGTCATCTTGTGTCTTTAGGGAGCTCACAAGGAGAAATGTAGATAATGACTAATTTAGCTATCGCACTGATGCTGGCTTTACAAGTAACACTGCCCGGCGTCAGCCAAGATCGGCTCAGAGTTGTGTCAGAAGACATGGTCTCGGTCGTAAATGATGAATTCCAGAGTGGAACTCTGAAGAGCAACCTCAAGCAAGATGATGCTTTGCCTATGCTCGCGGCGATCGCAGTAGGAGAATCAGCACTCAGACGTGACGTTGAGAACTGCAAAGTCTCAGGAGACGGCGGCAAATCCGTCGGCCTCGGGCAGGTGATGAGAGGACCTAACTGGAAAGGCTACAAGCGAACTGAAATTTGCAACAACAGAAAGATTCAGCTCAAGCTGGCACTCCACGTCCTAGACGCTTGCTGGCAGAGGACACCTGAAGCAACTGCTGCATTCAGATGTTACACGTCTGGTGACCCTAGTAAGGGTTCGTACGCGGCACGACATGAATACTCTACTTACAAGAGAGTGAGATCACATGTGAAGTCTCGTGTAGACAGTCAAAAGATTCTCACTTGCAACTTTACAAGTCTCTCGTCGTTCTACGTTCGTGAGGCAAACAGCTGCGAACTTTAAGCACAGGAGTGTGTGCAAATTAACACACGGGCGTTTTATGATCATGACCATGAGGAATTTCGTTCTCCTACTGGTCATGATTTTTAGCAGCAACGCAACTGCAAGTACAGCTTCGTGTGCCTTGATTGGCGATCACGACACCCGCATGATGTGTTATGCCACTTCTACAGGCAGTGCATCGTGGTGCGGTTTCATCAAGGACAAGGATACGAAAATCCGATGCTATGCTGCGACTGGGAGATGAGAAGCACATGAGTACTACAGCGGAAAATAGTCGTCAAGACACGAAGAAGATCATTTCACGCTTAGTGATCCAGAAGATCTTGCAGCACGAAGTCTGTAAGTTCCTCGACAAACCAAAGTACGAGGATCTCAGCAAGCTGTTCCTCTCTGAAAATCCTGACGACAAGGAGATTAGACTGGATCTCAGGCTGCAGAACACCGTGTCTGATAGATACTACCAGGCTGTCGCAGACGTCACGCTTCGGTGGACTACGGACGAGACCGAGAAGACAGATCCTGAGGGAAATGTCTGGATGGTCTATCAGTTGAAGATGACGTCCGGGGTTTCTTCCAGATGGAACGCAAACGTCGCAGAAATGGTCGAGCGCGCGCAATGTCTGTCTGCGCTCGCGGCGATGATGGGCGAAATCCATGAGATGGTGGGATATCCCATCCAGATTCAGATCCTCAACAATGGCGAAAGAATCGACAGAGATCTTAAGAGAAAATACAACGCTGCGTGTGACGAGATCAGCAAGCACATCCGATGGCAGATGCCAGAGCTTCGCCGAGGATTGCGACTCGGCGGCAAGGGGAGGACGTTTGATCGCGAGAGATTCTCTAAGATCAAAGTGGAACCTGGCAGGTACGAGTTCGAACTCAACGATGGGTCCGGTCGGTCTCCCAAATACAAGAAGTATTCAGTCACGATCCCCGAGAATCCTCTGTACCTGTGTGCAATCAAACGCATCGGCTAATGCAAAGTCCCACCTGAAGAGTGTATAGTGGTGAACATGGAATCCGTCATTGACATCCTCGAATCCCTGGAATCTGACAACTCCCGTCTCTTCAAGGAGGAAGTCCTCCGACGAAACACCAGCAAGAAGCTCCTGAAGCAGGTCTTCGTCGCTGTTGGTGATCCTTACACCAACTTCTACGTCAACAAGTTCAAGGCTCCAAAGCCTCTTGCCGAGGCAACGATCTCGGACGACGGAGCAGTGATGGCCTTCCTCGATCTCCTTAACGACGACCTGGCCACACGCAATCTCACGGGTAATGCTGCCAAAGCTGCCGTAGAATCGTTCTTCGCCGGCCTCAATGCACGCCAGGCAAAGTGGTGTACCCGCATCCTCCTCCGCAACCTCCGCGTAGGTGCTTCGGAATCCCTGGTCGACAAGACCTGGCCTGGTGCGATCGCCAAGTTCTCGGTCCAACTTGCTGAATCCCTCGAGTCACGCCATGAGGCAGGCAAGGGCATCATCATCTCTGAGCCGGTTGCCTATCCCGTGCGGGTCGAACCGAAGCTCGATGGTCTCCGTTGCATCGCGATCAAGCGCAACGGTGCAGTCACAATGTTCACCCGCAGCGGTTCTCCCATCGAGACCCTCCCCACGATCAAGGCGGCACTCGAGGCCGCCCCGTGGGATGACTTCGTTCTCGATGCGGAAGCGATGGGCCGCGATTGGAACGAGTCCGCCTCGGTGGTCATGTCCCACAAGACCGCGAAGGATGATTCCGGAATGATCCTCAACGTGTTCGATGCGATGGTGTTCGATGATTGGCGTGATCAGGCCAACGATTCTCCCCTCGAGGATCGCATCGCTCTCGTCAAGGAACTCGTTGCCCAGGTTGCCTCGGAGCACGTGGTTCAGGTTGGCGGTATCACCGCGAAGGATCAGGATACCCTCATGAAGGCCTACGGTAAGGCCATCGAGGGAGGCTTCGAGGGCATCATGGTGAAGAAGCTCGGCTCTCCCTACATCTTCAAGCGATCCGATTCGGTGCAGAAGCTTAAGCCTGTGAGCACTTACGAAGGTGTGATCGTGGGCCATTACGAGGGTAATCGAGGTTCCAAGCGTGAGGGTCTGTGGGGCGGATTCCTCGTGGTGATGCCTAACGGTGTGGTAACGAAGGTGGGTGGTGGCTACAACGACAAGATCCGCGCGGAGATCTCCATCGATCCGGATTTGTGGATCGGCAAGATCGTGGAAGTGGAGGGCCAGCCCGATCCCCTCACCCCCGATGGCCTCACGAGCGAGGGCAAAGTACGCTTTCCTGTGTTCTGCCGAGTTCGCGATCCGCGTGATGTGGATCCCAAGGTGATCGCGGCGGGGGAGGCGTACCTCGATGGGATGTAGTGATCAGAAGGAAAAGTATCCGAAACCAAACCTACCGGGTGGTTTCCCGGATTACGAATTCGCTCCAGGGGATCAGGTGGTTCCCGTGCACGATGCGATGGATTTCATGGCACGCCGGATCGACAAGCGGGAACTCATCACCCACCTCCTCGTGATCGTGGATTACAACTTCAACAGGATGGGCCTCGAAACTCGGGAGTGGATCGTAGATGATCCCCTGAAGTTCATTTCGACGGGCAAGCACTACCGATCTTCCTATGCAGGTCACCAACTCGCTCCTGTGGTGGATGAAAAGGGGGTGGATCTGTTCTCCGCCTGGAGGGAGTGGCAGTTGGCCTTCTTCGGAAAGGTGTGC